CTATAGTTTTTTTTATTTCTAGGTGGCATACCACCTTTTTTTAATTCAATTATATCTGCGTAATAATTTAAATCCATCTTACGTAAATGTAATTGTTACTCCACCTGTTCCTGCAATAGTTGCATGAATACCATCTTCAAATAAGATACCATTACCTGGTAAATACATATCTAAGCCTTCTTCTCCAAATAAGTAAGTTGCAATAACATCTCCTGTAGCACCACCACTTCTAAATATGATTGAACCACTTGCACTATTACCTTTACCTTGAATAGAAGTTAATCTTGTTCTATTTGTTTTACCTGTTCCACCTACTGCTACCATTTGAGCTGTACCAGTTGCGTGTGCAACCGACTGATCCGATGAAAAACTTGATCCACCCATAATTTTCTCCTTTAATTTGTGGCTCCCGAAGGAGCCACTAGTTTATTATTACGTGTCGCTAAACGGTGTAACGATAGTTCCTGATCCAAGCAACATTGAGCTATGAACCAAATAGTTAGCTGCTTCAATAGCAGTCACTGAAACTATAGATCCAATGATACCACCTTGAGTAGTTCCATTCATAGTAAGAACATCATTAGATGCTCCTGGAAAGAAAGCTTTTTTAGCTCCATCATCTACAGCAACCATAGCTGCACCTGTGAACTTATCAGTTCCATCAGTTACGATTTGAACATCAGTTGCAGTTGTGTCTACGTAAAAAGTAAAAGTTGCACCAATATTATTTGCATTATTTAAATCACTTCCTGGTCCTGCCACTGCTGAATCAGCTGTTGCAACAATTGAAGGTAAAGTGAAAATACCATCTGCATCTTGTGTTAAAAGGATTCTTCCTGCGTGAGCATTTACAGTTAACGATGTGTTAGCTGTTAGTGCTACAGTTGATCCTGGTCCAGTACCTATAAAGCCATTTTTAGAAATGACTGGTCCTGAAAAAGTTGTGTTTGCCATAATAGTTTTCTCCTGTATAGCGGTTAAATTTTGTAGTCTCTATACCGTCTGCCTAGCCAGTCTACAAAATTATATTTTCTAGGTCTTTTTATTATATTATACTTATTAGTTTAGGTAAATACTACTTGAATTATTAAGCTTTTAATTCATTAAAATTAAGACTCATTCCAAATTTTGAAATAGTATCTGTATTTTTTTTACATCCATGACTTAAAAATGAACTAAAAATACAAAAAGCACCTTTTTGTGGTTTACATTTTTGTTTAATATCTTTAAATTCTAAATTTTGTTCACAATCATTTAAATATACTACTGCCGACCATAATGCTTCATGATGATCATGAAATATTGTTTTTTCTCTAGGTCTTAGCTCAAATCCCCAAGCATCTCGAAGACTATAGCTTATTTGTTTATAGTTTTCGTCAACATAATCCATAAGGGGATGAGCAATTTCTTTTATAAATTTTTCATCATTTACAAAAAAATTATAAGGAGTCATTAGTCCTAATATATTAGTGACATAATTGTTATTATCTTTTGAAGAGCAACTTTCCTTAATTTTTTCAATAAAATATTGACAGTCTATGTCTAAAATGCCTTTAATAAAAAAATATTCTTTTTCTACCTTACGATTAATTTCTTTATTAATAATCATAATTATAATTAACATAAAAAAAAGGGCAGTGCAAAGTTAATGCACCGCCCTTAATATAATCTTTAAAGACTATTAACTAGTTGGTAAGTTTCCGTTACCAAAGATTGCTCTAGGATCTGAGAATCCAAAAGAGTATCTTTCTCTAGCTTTAAATCTTACGTTACCAGTATCGAAGTCACCTTCAATCGCAGTTTTGATTGGTGATCTAACGAAATGTTTCATTCCATTAGGTACATCAGTCATTAGGAAGAACGAGTCAGTATCAGTTAAGAAATTATTAACTGAGTATCCTTCTGGTACCATCCCCATTGAAGCGATTGCGTTGATATCGTTATCAGCTGTTCCAACTCTTTGAGGAGTTTTCATCAATCTCTCAGCAGTAAATTGTAATTCTTTTGGAATTATCATCTTTCTACCTTGAGTAGCGATTCTTAGACCTCTTTCGTCTACGAATCCAGCGATGTCGATTAACGACTGCTCTAGTGAAGTTTCGTTAAGATCTGCAGCTACAGTAAGTCTATTCGAGAATGTACCGCCTGTTGCTAGTGGGTGAGAAGCCGAAATTAACGGTACACCGTCACCACCAGTTACAGCATTGAATTGTGCTTGGTTAAGCACGTTTGCAGCTTTAACTTGCTTCGTGTTTGACATAGATCTTGCAAGAGCTCTTGTGTATCTTGCAGCTAATCTGTCATACAGGTTGTCTTCGATTGCTTCTTCAGTGATCGAAAATGCTAAAGCGATTGTTTCGTGGTTGTATCTAGCAGTGAAAGTTTCACCAGCTGTATCAAACACAACTCCAGCACCCTCTTGTTTAGTTGGTGCAGAAGCGAAACCACTTAACATTACTTCTTCTTCAAAAGCTCTGTCAGATGTTTCAGTTACGAAAATTTCAGCATGCTGATTTTCGTATCTATTATATTCCAGGCCGAATAAAGCATTCAAACCTGGCTCTAGTTCTTTAACTAGTTGGGATCGTGATATTGCCATAGTATGTCTCCTTTATTACGCTATACCTGTGCCACTTCTATAGAAGTGATTGTTGATTCTAACAAGAATGTTCGCATTAGCTGAACCTGTGTCAGAGTTTTCTGGGTCTTGCGAAATATCAATCGCTTGAATAGCGAATGTAGTTGCAGTTCCTGAAACACTAACATCAAGTTGTTGTTTTGATATTCCTGTTTGTGTTACACCTGTTGTGTTAGTAACAGAGTAGTTCTTGTACAGATCGGCTCTAGTAAAAGCTTCGTCAGCATCAACTAAAAATACTGCATCTGGATCATCAACAACAAATGCTGTGATGTCAGAAGCAGCAATACCACCTGGGTAGTAGTTGCTGTAAGTCGGCTTTTGAGTAGTTGGGTCTGTGTAAAAACATCCGTTAAAAACACCCACAACAGCGTCCGAAGTGTTCGGGCCGTGTCTCTGAATATTTCCAGTGCCTAATGGTTCAACCATTTCGCCTTGGAAAATTGCAGAAGCATAACCTGAAGCAATCGTATATCTGTTTTGGGCTCCAACAAGAGGTGTTCCGTCTAGTTTTCTGTAAGGTCTAAGACCAAACTTTTCACTTACGTTTGACATATTTGTTTTCTCCGTTGTGTTAACAGTTTATTTTAATAACCCGGTAGGTATTGCAAAAAAATTATTTTTTACGACTACCACCAAAGGTCACTCTTGACTGTCTATCAATATTGATAGGCATGTCAGGGTGCTGTTCCTTCATAAGATCATTGTCTACCGCGTTCATTCTGTCTTGAGTAAGTTTTTTAAAATACTCAGCACGTGAAACCAATATCTCTTCTGGTATCCTTGCCAGCACAAGGCCTCCAATTCCTATACACCCCTCGTATTTGCCTTCGGTATAGAAAGGATATTTATTAGTGCCGATCTCATCTTTGACTTGTTCGACTGTAACAAAATCCCATCCTTCCCTTAATTTTTTAGATACATTAGCTGTATCTTCAAAACCTTGAACGGTAGTACGGATCCATCTGTGGGCGTAACCGTTCGGTGCGGGTGGTGCATCCAAACTGGATGGTGGAGTCCAAGCTTTTGGAGCTTCTTTCGTTGCTTTATTCTCTGACTCCCGTGAAGTTCTCTTAATTGTACTCATACTATTTATCCTCCTTCACGTATCTAGCATATTCCTCTAGTGGCACATTTAATCTTTTAGCAATCGCTACCTGTGACTTTGTGAGTTTCACAGTTCTGCGTCCTTGTTGACTACGACCAGCCGAGGCAACCGTTTGGACGGGTTTGGGTGTCTCTTTTTTAGGCTCGTCATTAGTGTTACTAAAACTCTCTGGAAAATATCCTTTAAGTCTTGAGTTAACTTCATTATAATACTCATCACTGTCGACTTCAATACCCTCTTGAGAAATATTGTTGTGTATAGTAATAGCAGCATTAGTCATGACCTCATCAGTCCCGAACCACGTATTTTCCTCAGCCCATTTCTTAGCTCTAGGTGTAATTTGTGGTGCCGTTTGTGATGTTTCCGCTGTTTGAGGTTCAGCTTGTACGTTTTGTTGTTGTTTACTTTTTTCTTCTTCAACTTTCTTTTTTTCTTCACGATTATTCATCTCTAATCTAGCTTTTTCTTTTTCGACAGCTAGTTGAGTTAATTTATCGTTAGCCTCCATAATTTTAGAAGCGTCTTGACTTTCGATTGCTGATTGAAGAGCTACTTTGACCTGTTCTCTCTGAGCGTCTACTCTAGCATCTAATTCTTTTAGATACTGATCGTCAGTAGAATTTAACTTTTTAAGATTAGTGTCAAATTTCTTTTGTATACCTTGTGCAAAATCAAGTGCTGCTTTTTCTCTTCTTTCAGCTTCTTTTTTTTGAAAGACAAGTTTATCAATTCTTTTTTGATAATCTCTTCTCGACTCATTAAGGTTTGGTTTTTCTTCTTCAGTTTTAGATTCAACTTTTTCCTCAACAGGAGTTTCAGGTTTATCTTCTGTAACTTCTATTTGTGGTTTTTCTGTTTTATCTTCTTCTGGTTTATCGTGTCCTGTATATCCTAAATCAACTTCACCAACATTTAAATTTGGTGCTTCTTCTTTTTTTGATTTTTCTTCTACAGATACATTTTCTTCTTTAACATTATCGGTATCTAACTCTACCTCATGTTCTTTTGCCATAAGTGCTTCTGCACTATAGTCTTTTACTTCTGCCATTTTTATTCTCCTTTATTTAAAATAAATGGAGAATATCTTCTGGCTTACCTATAGTTCCTATGATCTCGTCATCATTGAGTATTCGGTGCTCACCGAATTTAGTTTGAAATCTACTTCCAGAGTATCTGCCATAAATAACAAATTCTCCTTCTTTACACCAAGCACCTTTAGGAAATTTTTCTTTATCTTGATAACAAAGGTCACCCTGTTTAACAACTAATCCAACGACTGTTGTCATTTGAATTTTGTCTTGAGTTTCGTCTGCTAAGATTACACCGCCTTTTGTTTTTGCTTGTCCTGACCAAGGTCTAACAAGCATACGGTATCCTACTGGGTTGGGTATGATTTCAAGATAT